TATACTTTCTAAAATCTCGTCTTGCGTTTTTATCAGAACCTCGTATTTTAATCCAACGTTTTAAAATAAGGCGTCCAGATATAGTTGGGCTTCTATATAAAATCATAAGTATTTTTTTAAGTTCATAGCTATTAATTCAAGTTCTTCTTGAGTCCCATCATTTTTAAGTCTATTAGCACGAGTAGATATTATTTTACAATTATCGGGTGTATATCCTTTTGAAGGATCTCGTCTATCTAATGAAGCTACATGGTCATCACGTCTTTGTGCTCCGTATATGATAGGTATATTTAGTAATGGGCAGATGCTAGTAGCATTTTCAAGAAGCCATTCTAATGTAAGCGTGTGTTCTCTATTTTTTCTTTTAGCTCTTTGTTTTGAAATAGATAAAGTATCTTTAGCCCAAAGAAGCATTGGATCATCGGAACGTTGAACTGACCTACGTGCTCTAGCGTCTTTTACATGGCAAGCTTTGCAAAAATGAAAGAGTTTATCTATATTACTTCTAGATTCATAAAATTCTGTTGTATTTTTTTCTGTATTGCATCGGTTACATACTTTAGTAGTCATATATTTTCCTAGTAATATGCTGCTTTTTTTCTGTATTTATAAAGTTCACTATCATCTGGATCATCATTAGGTAGCTTGATAAATCCACCTTGCCTAAAACGTAGAAGCGCCAAGGTTGTGCTATCCACTAAGTCATCATTAGCACCTGATGGAAAATCATTGCATTGTTCTACAACTTCTCTAGCCCAACGCATATCAGGAGCATAAACTATTCCTGAGGAAAACAAATCCGATATAGCATTAACGCGAGATATTTTATCTTGCCCTTTACCTGGCGTAAATTCTCCAACAGGTATTCCCATTCTTCGCATCTCTTGATAAAGGGCTGCTCCGTTTGATTTCTTTTCCACCATAAATGCATCAGGTTGCCATTCTTTATATTCTCTGAGTACCATCTCTTTTAGTTCAGGGAACTCTAATCGTTCGTTAATTGCATTAAGCAATATAATACTATAGTTATTAACTTCTTCATTAAAAAATACACCCCATGTTGTAAGTGCATTATAGTCTGAACGATTGTTGGCTTCTTGTGCCGCATCTAAACTCATAATTATAAATTCACATTGAGGAGGATTATCTTTCTCCCAAATGTTCCACCACTCACGTTTGATTAGTGCACCTTCTTCTGATACTGGATTCTGCATATATTGTGCATTCCAATATCGAACATCTAGTGAAGCCTTCTTAGATAACAATTCATCTAGCGGCCAGAACTCAGGCCATAGTGGTTCACCATCATCTTTAATTGCAGGAAACTCAACTACTTCCCATGGTTCTACATCTTCATTCTTTTCCATCTGATTGAGTATCTGACCTGTAAGATCTAGCTTACTCCATCGTGTCATTACTACAATGATCGCACCACCAGGCATAAGGCGCTGGATAGGACCAGACTGAAACCACTCCCAAGCAGGTAGAAAAACATCCGAGCGTCCAAGTTTGGCGTCTTGCTCTGAATGAGGATCGTCAATGATAAAAAGATCGGCGCCGCGACCAGCAAGAGCGCCCCCCACACCGATAGCAAAGTACTCACCATTGTAATTAGTCCCCCATCGAGATGCACTTTTTGAGTCCGCCTGTAATTCTACGTCAGTAAATACTTCTTTATAAGCATCACTACTAACCAAATTACGCACTCGCCTACCAAAGTTAACAGCAAGATCAGCAGTGTGAGACGCCATAATAATTTTTTTATGAGGATATTTTCCCAAAAACCAAGCAGGCGCAAGATATGAGATAAGCTCAGATTTCCCGTGTCTTGGCGCAATATTAACAATAACTCGTTTCTTTTTGCCGTTGGCAATGTCTTCAAATATTTGCGCAAGTTTGTAATGATGTGGGCCTACCTTGTACCCTGGATAAACATGTTTAACAAATTCAAGAAAATGATTTTGTCTATCAGTAACAACAGACATCTTTTCATGAGCTTCTAATAACTTGTAAAACTCTATTTGCTCTGCTTTAGGGAGTTTATCTACGTTTTGCAACGCACGATAGATATCATCTTCTTTTATTCCAGAGATTTCTATCGCCATATTATTCTTTTGGTGCTGGATCTGGGTTTACTGGTACTTCTTCTGCGTCAACTACCTCAAATGATGTGTCAACAGCCATGCTGTTACCCAAAATCTTAAATAATTTAGTACGAATTTGATTTTCTATGTCACCAAGGTCAATATTTTTGATTGTAACCTCAGTTTTTTCTGTAAATAGGCCTACATCAGAGATTTTGCCTAGCAATTCTAGGGCTTTTAAGCGATGTCGAGGGTCTGAGAGGCCTGTATCTTCAAGAAGCTTGTTTGTAACAAAACGTCTAAGCTGAACTGCTTCATCTACAACCTGATGATCATACTCATCAAGCATGGTAAATAGATGCTGCACAGTAGGTGGATGGTTTAAAGCTTTATTTGATACGGGAGGTGGTGCTGTTTGGTCTGGATTAGTAAAAGCTTTGAATAATTCTTTAGCTTCTTCTTTATCTTTTTCGGTTATTGGTGTTTCTGCCCCTGCTTCAAAGAGAACTTTAGCAGTAGCGGCAGCGATTTTTACCTTGTTTAGGAAGGACGAAGTGTCCTCTGAGTCAAAATCATCAGGAAGTGGTTTATTTGGATCTGGTACTATTGTCAAGGGCATCTACGCTCCGTGTTTAGTTTGCACATTTATTAGGCATGTGTAAGTTAGGCGAACTATATCTTACTTTTCAACATGATGCAAGCTATTCTTTGGTAGAATAACTACATGAGAACTACTCTTACTCCCAAGAATTTAGCTATCCTTTATGACATGGCTTGTAAGCTCCCGCCATTCAATACATTTAAGATGCCTAAGTCTTCTAAAGTTACGTTTAAAGTAATACGTAATCCTGAAATCTATGGGGCTTTTGATGAGCATGAAATGATTATCGAAATAAGTAGAAACTCATGCGGACACTTTAATACCATTTTTGCCACCCTCCTCCATGAAATGTTGCATCTTGCTTTGTACGTTAGGGGTGACGATGACTTTCATTTGCATGCAAAGAAATTCCAAAAGCTCCACGCTATCTACGCCGAAGTATATTCCCTCGACCCAAAAGCTATATAATTTTTTATATAATTTTTTTCTAAACCCTTTTGTTTAAGTGACGGGGGGTGTTCCTATTATCGATTTCTAAAACAACTGTTACTATTTGCGTTCCGCTCAGTGTATATAGAGTGGATGGGACCCAAATAAATTTCGGGGGGTAGGGGGTCGATAGGGCTTGACATCGTGCGCCACATGTGTGACCGTTCTTGGGTTTACGGGTTTAAAAAAAAGGTTTACTTCGTTATGCTTTGTCGAACGAAGTGAGACCAAATTTTTTTGAACATTAACCCATAAATATGTATATGTTCGCTTGACATTGTCCACCATTGTGTTATAATGTTTATATCAGTTAGCAATTACGCGCTGATGTTTTTTAACTTAACTATGAAAGGTATTAATCATGTCACAATCTAACTTTGAATTAAGCGCATCATTTATCGAAACTTTAGAAACAGAAGTAATTAACCTAGCATTGCAGTCTATTGACGCGATCGGACAAGCTGACGCGCTAGTCGTAGATAGCGCAACGAACCTAGCAAGGTTGCTAGGGACTGATCCAAGCGTTGAAACTTGGGACGGCGCACAGGACTTATTCATTGAAAGTTTAATGGGTGCTAGAAAAATTACAGAAAAGACAGCTAAAAATATTTGGTATCAGATAACTAAAGTTATGGAAGTTAACTTTGAGTTAGTGAAACCAAAGGCAACAAGCAAAGATGCAAAGCGTATGACAGAAAAGCGCCAAGCAATTGACGCTATGACTGACGCTGAACTTGAAAAAGCTGGTATGCTCGTTGAGTTAGCCAAGCGCCAAGAAAAGAAATTAAAAGAATCAAACAAGGCGCACATTGATTCACTCAAGGCGCAAGTTAAAGCCAACAAAGAATGGTTAAATGAAAATGTAGCGCATAACCATGCATTGATGGCTTACTTGAAAAACAATCTTGATAAGGTTATCGCGTTAGCTAAAAAATCTAGTTAACAAAGTTAACCAAGTTAAAAAAGCTCACTTCGGTGGGCTTTTTTTTCGCCTGAACATTTGCCCGATTTCGGGCTTTTTTTCGTCTTAACATATCCTAACAAAGTTAACCTAGTCACGAACAAAATTTTATTTTGGTGACCGTTATTTGACGAGTAGGCGAGGAACATATTTTTAACATGATGACCGTTAATTGATGAGTGGACGAGGATCGTATTATAACAAAGTTAACTTCGTAACAAAATGAAGTGTGTTATATTACTGTATAATCAAGCACTTACAAACACCCCCTATGTTATATTACTGTATAATCAAGCACTTACAAAAAGCAAAATGAAAAGCTAAGTCATTGATTATTATATAATATAACAATATAACAAAATAACACTCAAAAAACAGGTTCTGGAATTTTTGACGATACACCAAAATGGTGTATTTGGTGTTTTTAGGCACTTTTGGTTCACTTCGTTGTTTTGCCAAGTGCCTATTTTACCGAAAGCGTTGTTATATTGTAATATTACTGAATAATCAATAACTTACAGCGTTATTGCCCTTTTTGCATTGTCAAGTGATGTGTTATATTACTTAATAATCAATGACTTATCGTGTTATTTTATGTTTTGTCAACCACTAACAAAGTTAACCAAATCAATGACTTAACAAAATAACACTAAAATCATCAAAATGGTGTATTCGTCAAACCAATCACCAAAATGGTGTATTTCCCATCATTCTGTATACGTCATAATTACCATTAAAATCATCAAAATTACCATTAAAATCATCAAAATGGTGTATATAAAAATGATGATTTCATACATCAAAATGGTGTATCCGATCCGAACAAAATCTAAAAAGCTATGACCGTAAAAAGAAGAGTGGACGAGTCACTTGCAATCATTTTGAATATGCGTTATGCTTATAGACACTATCAATAAAACACAGAGGACGACAAAATGACGACCCAAAATAATGACGAATTTATCCCTAAATTATTAAAAGCGCCGACACCAAAACAGATAAAAGATATGCGAAAGTCAATAAAGATCACACAAGACCGAGCCAGTAATTTATTGCATGTATCTACCATTACATACTTTAGATGGGAAACAGGTAAGATAGAAATGCCCTATGGTTATTGGGAATTGTTCTCTATAAAATGCCAAATGATTAAAGATGGGATAGCACTATGATGACTGAACCACCTAAACCTAACGAGGTTAAAGAAGCTAGACAAAGGGCGCATTTAAGCCAAAAGGACGCATCTAAACTTATCTATACAAGTGTGAATACATGGAATAGATGGGAAACAGGTAAGTATGAAATGCCACTATGTGAATGGCATCTATTCATTTTATTAACTAACGAAGTTAACAAAGTTAACAAAACACCTAGCGTTAACCCTGTCAATGAATTGAAATCTATCGTGGACGATTGGACTGAGGCTAACCCATACGACTGATGTTCACTTGACATTGTCCATAGAATACTGTATAATAGTATTTGATGAGTTGGAGATGTTGACTACATTAACTAACGAACAAATGCCCATCATCAGGCATAAGTTCATAAGGAAAACAATATGAGTAACGAATTATATTTAATCTTGCAGTCAGTTATACTTATATGTTATGCAGCATGGGTAGCGTATCGAGTAGGTAAGAGCAAAGGTAAGGAAGAACAGGCGCGATACAATCACATTCACTTTAAATCATGGAAGGATATTAGATAAATGAAATCACCAAAAAATTGGGTTGAACCCTACGAACTTGATTTAGATTGGGAAATAGCAACATGGTTATCTAAACTGCACACATTAAACAAAGAACAGAATGGGTATTGGGTGCAAGGTATGAATCCTGTATTAATAAATATGATTAAGTCTATGGTAAGAGGACACTACACACCAAGACAATTAAAGATTGATATAGAAACTTTTATAAACACAGAACAAAACCCTGTCTATTGGGGTGGCGAGAGGAGAACAACATGGTTAACAAATTAGATTTAGATGAAGTATGCAGTATTGCAGATAAAGTTTATTGGAATGTAATAGATGAGTTAGGTATTGAAAACAAATGTGTTGAGAAAGATAAAAGCACAGGAGGAACTAAAAATACTGACTATGGTAGAGAACTCTATTACTTAATAGAAGACTCAGTTAAAGATGCAATCAATTATAAAGAGGAAGGCGAAGAAGATGACGAGGATAAATAACATGGAACAAAACATTAAGCTAGTCCACAAAGTTAACGAAGCTAACCACGACTACCAAGTGTTAAGACGCAGGGCTATGTTTAGACAAAAGGCTAGGTTATCAAAGCACGATAAGTTAAAGCGTAAGCATGAAGCTGAGATCCATAGAACCATAGGTGTTGAAAGCTTTATGTCAAGGGAAAGAGAACACAATATACAAGGCGCGATGATAGCAGTCGCAATGTTTATCTTTATCTATTCATTATTATTTTGGGTGGTGCTATGAACAATCATTTAATATGTAAAGCAGTTTATCAATCAATGCAATATCAATTATCAATCATGAGGGAGTTATACTATGTTAGTTAAACGCACAAGAATTTTGTTATCAGCAGAAGCACAAGAAAAGATCCGTCTATGTTCTAGTGGTCTTACAGGTGAAGAATGGGCATTGATACCTATGGACGAGAAGAAAGAGTATGTCAAGAAGTTAGACTTAGCCATCGAAGAAATCATGATGACTGAGCCTGAGTCATTCACTCGCCGAGCAATAACACAAGCTAAAGATACAAGAGATAGAAGACTTGCTCGAAAATATACCCATGTTCAGGCAAATGTTCAGGAGGAAGTATTATGTCAGACGCCCACAAAGTTAATGAAGTTTTAATGAAAGAAGTAATAATCACATGGTTATTTAAGTTTGGACATGATGTGATATCACATTCAACCATGATTAACGAAATGTTAGATGAGTATGGAAGTTTAGATGTTGATGACGCGTTTGATGAGTGTTGTGATGTGGGTTATATTAGTA